TGTTAAAGATATAATATCCGATGCTTTTATAATGGAGACTTCAAAATATATTAAAAAGTTATACATAAACGACATCGAGGTTGATTTAAACTTAGATAGAATTGATCAAAGAGTAAAATTAATAGAAAAATTACCAAGTGTGTTGATTCAAAAGGTTTTGGACCAAATATCAAAATGGAAAAAAGATGTTGATGAAATATTACTTGTTGAACACGAAGATTATAAAAAGGTAATTAATGTCGATAGTTTATTGTTTTTAACTTAATAAAACAATTATAGTACAATAAGTACTATATATGGCAGCAATAGAAGATATTTTTTCACAAATCAAAGACGATGGTACTTTGACTGCCAAGGATTTTATCAAACAACTCTTTTTTGATAACGAAACTCAAGAATTAAATGATTTAAAATCAGATTTTAAAACAAAATTCATCCAACCTCTTTTAAATAGAGTAAAAAACATCAAACCAGATGAGATTAAAAAAATTACAGATCCTTTGGGTTTATCAGAATTAAAAGACGATGAATCCGTTAGTAATATTAAAAAAATAAAAGATAAATTTAAAGAATTTTCTAAAATGAATCTTCCTGATTTTTCTGGTTTTTTTCAATCACCAAAAGAAAAACTAAAAGATACAAGTATAGATAATGTGGTTCCGGAAAAAGCTAAACAAGAAAATATAGCAGAACAAAAAACGTTTGGTCCAGATATACAAGTGATTGAATTCTCAGATGAAAATAAAATATTCTTTAAAGAATTGTTTGGTAAGGCAAGAGATCAAGAGAGAAATTTATACCAATTTCAACAAAAAGAACTATCAAAATTAGTATCAAAACAAGATGAAATAAAAGATGCAATATACGAATCAGCTGACAGTGGTAGTTTGCTAGGAACTCTTGCAAAACTATTACTTGCTGGTGGGCTTGCTGCTGTATTAATATCAATGTTTTGGGATAGTCATATCAAACCATGGTTAGAAGAAAAGTTTAACATTGATTTAAGTTTTTTTAATAAATTTGAAGGAATTGTTGAAGGTATTGCTAAATTTTTCTCGGTAAGTGGGTTGAAATTAGCACTTGGTGGAATTCCTGCACTTGCCGGTAAAATGTTTACAACATTTGGTCAGCTATTAGAAGATGGGTTAAAGGCAATATTTTCAATGGGGTTTGGTGATGATGTTGCTAAAGCTGGAGTAAAAGCATCTCCTGGATTATTTGCAAAAATTTTACCTAAGTTAGTAGGTGGTATATTTAAAGGTACCGGATTACTTGCCGCTAAAGCAATTCCCGGTATCGGTGCATTAATAAGTTTTTATTTCGCATATGATAGATATGAAAAAGGTGATTATGTTGGTGCATTAATAGATGTTGCAAATGGTTTAGTTGGTTTTATTCCATATGCTGGTGTTCCATTGTCGATTGGTTTAAGTTTATTAAACGCCTTTTTAGATTACAAAACTCAAGGTGAGGGTAAATCGCCAGAAGAGATACAACAAGGCAAATTAAACATTTTGAAAGATTGGGGAACTGCTATATATAACACATTAAAGGAAGTTCCTTTTATTTCATCATTGATGAAAATGGGTGAAGGTATATATGGGTTAATTGATGGCTTATCATCAAACAACCCACAAGATGTATTAAAATCATTAAATCTTTTAAAAGAAACTCCACTATCCTTTATATCAAATGCTTTATTGCCAATAATGGAAGCAACAGTATCAACTGATGCAAGTGGTGCAAGAAAAATAAACTTTGATAAGATGAAACAGATGATTGGAAAGCAAGTTTTACATTGGTTTCCAGGTTGGATGCGTGGGTTTGCAGCGGAGGTTTTTGGTATTGAAGATGACGCAAAACAACAACCACCACAACCAATACAGACTCAAACGCAACCTCAACAACAACCTCAACAACAACCTCAACAGCAACCGACACCAAAAACAAGAGCAGATGCTGCTGCACAAAGAGATCAAAACAACAAACCAGAAACTTTTGATGAAGTTCCGCAAAATTTTGTACCGATTCAAGATGGTTTACTAGAACCGGGTCAACCAATTCAAATGAAATTGGGAAATACTACATATGAGACTGCTCCAAGTGATAGTGTTTTGGCTTTTAAATCTGGTGGTGTTTTGGATTTAGCACTTAAAGACATTACAATTGCAATTTCTGATATTAATAAAAATATAAACAATTTGAGTAGAAATATAATGTTGGTTTCTTCTGAAAAGAACAACAATCCTTCTGTTGTTAATGTTAACAATTCTACTGTAAATTCTGGTTCTAATACATCAAAAGAATATTTATTTGGAAATCAAAGAGACGGAATATTTGATGAAAGATCCAGATGGTGGAATATAACAGAAAGGCGTAGTGCCACAATTGGATAAATAATATTATGTCACTTGAAGCAATAACAGGAACAAGTGGGATCAATAAATCATTTGCTTCCAATAAATATTTTACAGCGGAACAATCACAACTGTCTGTGTTTGGTCTTGATAATTTAGCAAAACCATATACAAAACTTAAACCAAGAGGTTCTGGTATTGTTGATGTCGTAAATTCAATGCATTGGAAAAATATTGGAAGTACAGAAGAAGTTCCTTCCGTTTGGGTTACAGAGAGAGAACTTAAATATGGTATATGGACAGCAAACTTATTACAATTTTTAGAACAAGGTGGTAATTTTTTCCAAGGTCTTGCTGGTGATAAGTCCGTTGACACATATCTTCAATTATATGCATCTGAAAAAACTGGATTTTCTTATAATTTTCCATTTTTATTAAAAAACGGTGATAACATTAGAAATGTTTCAAATGAATGGACTAAAGCAAGTGGATTGGGTGATATGTTTAAAGGAATGGCTGGGTCTGGTAGTGGTTCAACTGGAGTAAAAGCGAATTTAATTGGTGCTGCTGTTGGTTTTGGTGTTGGTATGGTAACACCTGGATTTGGGTTTGAAGACACATACCAATACGCAAACACTAATTTAAATGAATTAACTGTAACATTTCCATTATATAATACCATGTCATTAGAATCTGCGTTTGATCATTATTGTTTTGTTCAACTTTTTACATTTCAAAATTTAAAAACCAGAACATCTTTGATGACATATATACCACCTAAATTATATACAGTTGATACTTTTTCTAAAGGTGGTGTATATATGGCAGCTGCATTTGTTAGCAATTTTAAAGTTGATAGTATTGGTACAACAAGAAGAATGAAAGATTTTTCAGGGTTTGGACCATCTGAAATTTTGATACCGGAAGCATATAAAATATCTATCACATTCAGAGATTTAATATCTCAAAGTTCTAACATATTTTCAGGTGCCATCGGAGGATCTAAAATAGAAGTTACCGATGCTGGTAGAATACCGGAATGGGCGGCTAATCTGAGAGATGAAACGGTCAATGCTGTAAAAAATGTTGGTTCTGCCGTAGTTGAAAGTGTTAAAAATAGTTATGGTGGAAACAACCCTCCACCAAACACAAACCAATAAAACATTATGACACCGCAATCATCATTTCCAGATCTACCAAAATTATCTGTTTATAGGTATGAAAATTTTTTTAATTTGTATGAAGATGAAAATAAAAATAGGTTTTATAATTTATTAAGAGCTATAAATATATTTCCTGCAAACGATAGTTCTGCTGAAGATGAATATGTCGTAAAACCAAGCGATTCTTGGGTTTATATATCACATAAATATTACAATACTATAGAATTATGGTGGTTGGTTTGTGAATATAATCAAATAAAAAATCCAACAGTTGCACCAAAACAAGGAACAAAATTAAAATTATTAAAATCTGAATATGTTTGGCCAATAATTTCAGAGTTGATGAGACAAATTAAAAACTAAAGAATTTATTTAAATCAAAATAAAATCTAACAACAAACTTTCTTTTACTACAATATCCAAAAGTATAAGAATAAATTTCATTATCAATTTTAAATATATATTGCTTTGGCATACTATCTTTGAAAAATAAAATCTCAAAATCTATGTCTGGATTATTTGTAAAATAATCTACAATATCTTCATCTTCTATGTTTTTTAAAATATCTTTTTCTTTTAATTCTAATAATTTATTTTGAAATTTTTTCCATAAACAATTATTTTTGAAATTATTAAGTTTATATATTGGCCATTTGCTATAAAACGGCAACTTTTTGTCGTCTTTACCCAACAAATGTTCTGTGTTATTTTTATAATCCATTTGTTTTTTCTTGTTTATTAATAAATATTTATTGTAAAATATTATGGGAAGACCTAAAAAAGAAACAATTGAAGATGAATCGATTGAAGAAATTGAACCAGAAGATATTGTTGTTGATGGTACATATTATAAAGGTAATGAAAATTTATTAAGAGGAAATTCATTGTTCAAATGGACTCCTCAGATGAAAGATGAATTAAAACTTTGTGCCAAAAGTGTTCTTCATTTTGCAGAAAACTATTTTTACATAATAACAGAAGAAGGTAAAGAAAAAATTAGTTTATATAAGTACCAAAAAAGTTTGTTAAAGGCTTTTAAAGGAAATAGATTTAATGTAGTTTTAAGTTCTAGACAGAGCGGTAAAACCACAACTATAACAATTTATGCTTTATGGTTAGTTTGTTTTCAGTCAGATAAAAGAATAACCATCGTTGCTAATAAAGAATCTACTGCAAAAGAAATTTTTGCAAGAATTAAAATGTCATTTGAACAACTTCCTGTTTGGATGAAACCTAGCGTTAAATCTTGGAGAAGAGACGGATTTCAACTATCAAACGATTCTGCTATAACAGTAAGCACAACATCTTCTTCTGGTCCTAGAGGTTCTACTAGTAATTTGTTAATCATTGATGAGATGGCTCACTGTCCAAACGATTTGATGAAAGAACTTTGGAAGTCTGCCATACCAATTATTTCTTCAATGAAGAAGTCACAAGTTGTTGTGATTAGTACTCCAAATGGAACAGAAAATAAATTTTACGAATTATACAAAGAATCTCAAAAACCAAACAGCGAGTGGCATTTGGAAGTTGTTAATTACTGGGATGTTCCAGGAAGAGACGAAGAATGGAAACAAAAAACAATTGCATTGATGGGATCAAAAGAAGATTTTGACCAAGAATATGCTAACGTATTCCACGAACCAGGTAAAACCGCAATTGATCCAGATTTGTTGGAAGCATTAAAAGCACAATGCAAAGAACCTATAATGGTAATGGATGATGGTGCATATAAAATATTCCACGAACCAAACCCAAATAGTTTTTATGCAATAGGTGTTGACGTTGGAGAAGGTATTGGAAGGTCAAATACAGTAGCTCAAATATTAGATTTCTCTGATTTAACAAACATAAAACAAGTTGCTATATTTGCATCAAACCAAATTAGCCCTTATCATTTTGGAACTAGATTGATGGGCATATTAGACGATTGGGGTAGACCACCAATTTTGATAGAAAACAATAACAATGGTCAACAGGTTCTTGATGTTTTATGTCATACTCACAATTATGAATCAGTTGTAACATACAATTTAGAGGGAAATAGCAAACATTATAATAAAGAAAATAGATTTGGTATATATAATCACACTAACACACGTTATCGTGGTGTTATAAATTTTAGATATTGGATGAATAGTTTGAAAGCTGTTAATTTGTATGATATGGATACGTTGTTAGAACTTAATAATTTTGTTCAACACCCAAACTTTACATACAGTAAAAGAAAAAATGACGACTTTGATGATAGAGTTATGTCATTAATATGGGGTCTTTTTATTTTAGACCCAGCAATTGCTGAAAAATATTACAATATAATAGATTATGATGATCAAGGACGACCATTGGTTATTAAACCATTAGCAGATAACTCAGATTTAATTAAAAAAAGTCCAATATTTGCTGGAACTATATCAACTTTTAAGAAAAATATAGTTACAAATGCATCTTATTCTTTTGTAGGTAAATTTGAAGAAAATACAGTACAGACTAGCGATGAAGATGCAGCAGAATTACAACGTTGGTTGTTAAGTTGGGGTCAACCTAAAGTAGATAATAAAAAAGAAAAAGATAATTCTGATAAGTTATATAAGAGAGAAGATTATTACCCAATAGTTTTATTTTAATATGTTACAACCACCACTAAACAGATCAAGAAACGATAAATTCATATTGGTTTTGGATATTCCAAAAGCACTTAAAAACAATTTTACTCAGGGGTTTGGTGATTATTTTAATGCCGATCCGTTACAAATTTCAATATTTGGTTCACCTGTTCCTTCTATTTCAGTACCATCTATAAAAGTTCCATATGGTGGTCAATCGTATCAAACTTCATCATTCTCAAGACCAGAATATGGACAATTAAACATAAAATTTTTAGTTGATAACAACTACAAAAATTATTGGATTCTATGGAGTTGGTTGAATTTACTAAATGATGCGAAGAAAAGTACAGCAGAAGCTCATTCAGCTATAACCGAATTGAATCAATTTAATAAAGAAGCTATTTTAAAAAATCCGATGTCAGATTATTCTACACGATTTTGGATATATGGGATAGATGAATATAATAAAAAAATTATTTCTTTTGAATATACGAATGCTTTTCCAACAAATTTGAGTGAATTAAATTATTCTAACCAAGATCCAAATGAAATTAACTGTAATGTATCATTTGTATTTAATCAACTACATGTCGATTTAATGAATGACTTAAACAAAGCTGTTTGTTAATAAAATATGAACAATAAACTTGGATATATTCACCAAATTAGAGATCAAAAATATTACATTGAAATTTTGATGTACAATCAAATTGAAGGTGAGAAACCTTTGAGTGTTCCATTTTTCTTTATTGATTCATTGATGATAGAAGAAAGTCTTCAAAATTGGCCAACAACTGGTTATATTGTTTTAAACACTTCATTTGAAATTTTTTCAAGAGGAAATTCTACTGAATTTTCTACTGAAAATTCCAGCATTAAAAAAGTAAAAGCACCTTATATTGATAGAACAGATGGTAGAAATAAAATAGCAATACGAATTTTACCATTAGCTAGTGAAAACGATAAAGTTCAAGAAAAAAATTCTTTATTTCCAAAAGACAAATGGGAAATGTCGTTTGATTTTGTTGTAACCGATGTACAAGATTTACCAACGCCAAATGCTCAAATTAAAAAAAGAAAATATATTTTTATAGACGAAAGATATCAGATATTAAAAGAAAGAAATTTAGAATGGTCATCAGCTAATTTAGCGGTAAAACTAAACAATACAAATAAAAAACCTTATGAACTTACAGATGCGGAAAAATCTATAAACCCAAATCAGTTATTAAAAGAATTAATAAAAATAGCTGGTACAAACCCAAATCCTAACTTTGATTCAAACAGCATTTTAAATGTTGGGTTTAAAGAAGGAGAAAATATAGATACGCCATCTATTCCATTTGCTAGTTTTGATGATAATTGGGATTCTGGTCATTCAAATAACAAAATACCGTATCATACCTCCGCATCGTATAGTGCATTAGATGATATGTATAACATTTTACCATATTGTGTTGCATCAGATGGTGGACCTGTTATTTTGGATTTTGGTAGACACACAGAAGATAAAAAATGGCATTTGGTTCCGGTTTTAAAATATTTTGAAGATTCTTCTGGTAAACAAATAGAAAGATTGATATTAGAAGCATCTAGTGGATTTGATGAAAAAAACAAACCTCATGTTTCCAGAGGTCCAACAGACACTGGTGATGTTATGTCTCCAATAGCATCAAGAATACAAAAATATTATTTTTCACCAATGGTTGCATCAGATGACAATCGAATAACTAATTCTGGAATTAGTTACTACGATCATTCAACCGGTTCTTTCCATATAAAAGTAAAAAATAACACAGCAGATAGTGTTATACAAACATTAGAAAAATACGCTAAAGGTGGTTTATATAGTTTTACAAAAGGAAGAGATGCTCAAATACTTTTAAATTTAAATAAAACAAAACAATCAGGTTTAATGTTTGAAACAAAACAAAGTTATAATGGGTCATTTGTTTATGAAGATATAAAAAGAAATGAAATGATATTGGATTCTATTTTTTTGAATCAATCAATATGTTTCCAAGCATATGGATTAACAATCAGATCACCTGGTCGTTTTATTTTTATAGACAGAATGGATTATGATTCCAATCCATTTGATGACAGATTTTTTGGTCAATGGTTAATAACTAAAGTTAGTCATTTGTTTACACAAGAAACTTATATAACTGAAGTTGTTGCTGTAAAAATAGATAGTTTTGATAAAGTTTGGAACAAAAAAGATACAAATTTCTAATATTATGAATGGTAAAGATTATTTAAAAAATATGATGCAACAACATCAAATAAGTAAATTGGCAAACTCAAATAAACAAACTTTTCCATCTGCTGTACAGATGGCAAAAAATTTAGGAAGAGATGTTGTTAAAACGGTTCAAAGTGTTGCTACTGGTAATCCGATAAATGCTAGTGACGATGAAGTTTCCAAAAGGAAATCGATATGTAATTCTTGTGAATTTTTTAACTCCGCACAAGATAGATGTACTAAGTGTGGATGCTATATGGCAGTTAAAACATACCTAAAGGCTTCTCACTGTCCAATCAACAAGTGGTAGATATTTTTTAACTAAAAATTCTCTTGCATAAGAGTTAATTAAAGTTTTTTCTTTTTCATCATTTTCATCTAATCTACCCCATCTTATATAATGGTCTGCAAAATTTCTAATTATTTTATTGTTAATTTTTTCGGTTTCATTTGCATCTGAAATTTCTTCTCTTTCCAAAAAAATTAAAACACCCTTTGATTCGTCTTTCAACCAAGAAAGTTCATCTCTTTTATATTCTGCATATCTAATATCTGGAATAATGTTAATAGTGTTTCTTGAATATTCGAAGTTGTCTATAAAATATCTTCCTTGTGAAGTATTTCTCATCAGTTTACCATATTCTACTAAAATAGGTCTTAATAAAGTTTTTTCATCGGTATTTTCTGTAAATGAATCGATATTAAGTTTTTGCATTAATAACTCTTGTAAATCTTTTTTAACAGTATCACCGGCAATTGATTTTCTAATTGCTATTAAATTTATTTTTTTAAATTCTCTTATTAAAGCTCTACATAAAGTGTCTTTTCCTACTCTTGCAGCACCGGATATTCCGATTAATGGATAAAATGGCATAAATATTATTATATTAATAAAAAATTATTATATATCAAGGATAAAATATTAAAATCGAGTAAGTTTTTATATGGCAACAAAAGATGAAGAGTTTTCAGTTCTAGGTAGAAACTACGAACCAGCACCACAAACTAGACAAGCAAAAACAAATGATGTTACCTTTCCAGAATTAGGTAGAGACTATGGTCCAACACAACCACAACCTTCTGTTACCTTTCCAGAATTAGGTAGAGACTATGGTCCAACACAACCACAACCTTCTGTTGTTGCAAAACCAAACCAAGTTCCACCACAAACAAGAAAAAATCCTGCCGATAAACCAAAACAAGTTATTGATCAAACTAAATTAGCCACACCTGTTGCAAAAACAGATGTTACTAAAGAAGAAATAAGAACACTTGAAAAACAAACTAACTTAACATTATATCCATATTTATTTGGCGGTGAATTAGCAAGAATAAAACATCAATTTAGTAATTTAAATATAAACAAGTATTATTTATTATTGGCATTATTAGTATATGGATTTGATAATAAAACACTATCATCGTCAGTACAAGGTCATGAGAAATATATTATAGATGAAGCATTTTTAAATGACTTTTTCAAGATGGCAAAACAACCATTATTACAAGAGGCATTGAAAAAAACACCAGCATGGCAAAAAGGTTGTTTTGATGAAATAGGAAAAGAAGGTGTAACTGAAGCAAATGCTGATAATATGGCAGAAAGTCCATTAACTGGACCAAAGAAAACAACACCAAGTTTAGTTGAAAGACTTTTAAATA